ACGCGGACCTGGTGGACGTTGTCCAGGCGCGTGGCCGCGTCGGCCCCCTGGACGCCGTTTGCGGCGAGGGTGAGCTGGGTCGCGTTGTAGGCCGCCTGGACCTGCTCCCGGTACATGTTGTCCGTGTACTTGCCCGTCCCCCGAAGCTCCAGGGCGAGCCTGGCCCAGCTATCCTTGGCGAAGGTCGAGGTGACCTGGTTTACGTGCAGGTCGGCGAGCCTCCGCTTGAAGATCGTCTTTCCCGCCCGGAAGGCGCCGGTGAAGCAGGGAAGATAGAGGCTCTCGATCGGCGTCATGGTATGCTGGTAGCCCGTCCCCCAGGCCGCCGAGGCGCAGGCGCCCAGAGCGTAGGCGTAGGCGAGGGCGAAGTGCTGGGCCTGGGCCTTCGGGAAGGTCTTGGAGAAGCTCGAGAGCGCCCCCAGGTCGTAGACCGTGTCGGGCTCTTCCTTCCCCGTCAGTTCGTCGGCGTTGGTCTCCCGCCTCGGGTCCAGGACGGGGATATTGTCCCGAGCGATGAGGAGCGTCGTGTCGAGGGTCTGCTCGGTATTGATCGCGCTCTGCTTCAGGTTGGCCGAGACGGCCCACAGATCGTAGTTGGCAAGGATGTTTCTCATCTCTTCTTACCTCCTTCCGCCCCGGGCGCGGGCTCGGCGCTATCGGGATTCGCCTGCTGCCCCGCCAGCTCGAACCGGTCCCTGTGCTCCGGCGGGATCTCCGCGTAGGTCTGCCCCGGCAGGTACTTCCGTCCGGCGAGGGGCCCGTCGACGATCTCGAAGGCGGCGCTTGTCTTTTTCAGTCGAAACATGGTTTCCTCCTTCCTCAATCCAGCGAGAAGCTGGTCCTGATGTCGAAGCTGTAGACGCTGATCTCCTTCGTGACCAGCGAGGCCTCGATGCTGATCGGGTGCAGGGGCTCGATTGCGAGATCCAGGTCTTTGTCGATGAGGGCGGCCTTCACGGCCTCGAGGATCTCGTACATGCCCTCGCGAAGCTCCGCCCGGCTGCGCAGGCTCCTGGCCACGGCGACGATCGTGAAGGTCTGCTCGTCGTCGAAGGAGCGGTTGGCCTTCTCGTCGAAGACGGAGCCGGTGTAAAGGACGAAGACGGCCGGAAGGGGCACCGTGAGCCGCCTGACCTCTCCCACAAGGTCGTCGATCTCGCCGTGGTAGGAATCGATCGTCCTGGCGATATCGGTAAGGTCGGAGGCCTTCAGGACGGTGAGGATGGCGTCCTCGATGTCCGCGATGCCGTAAGCCATAGGAGCCCCTCAGTTGCCCGCGGGCACGACGGTGATGCGGAACTCGACGGGGACCGTCGGGGCCGCGAAGTCGATCGTGACGGTGGCCTCGTTGCTGAAGGCCGATTCGTTGCCCGCCTTATCAAAGGCCGTGGCCACGAAGACGGCCGTCGTGGTCTGCCCCGACGGGAACTCGAGGCTCTGCGTGCTCGTGTAGGTGGCCTGGGCCGCCACAAAGGGGATCGTGGCCACCGGGACATACTGCGCGGTCCCGTCGCCGGGCAGCTTGCGGTAGAGCTTCCAGCCACCGAAATTGGGGTCCGACGTGTCGGCGGCCGCCTGCTCCCAGGCAAAGGTCAGGGTCTTCGTGCCAGCCTGGACGGATCCGGCCAGCGCGATGCAGACCGCGATGACCAGCAGGATCTCTATCAGGATCAGCAGCTCTTTCTTCCTCATGGCATCCTCCTGGACTTTAAAAGCCCTTCAGCTTGTCTCGGGTGAAAATCCGGGCACCGCTCTCGATGTCGACGGTGTTCTCCGTGTTCTGCGGGGCGGGGGTCGCCGTCCCCAGGTCCACCTTGCCGGCGGCCACCAGCTCCAGGAAGCGGATGGCCTCCCGGTAGCGGTCCTTGCGGTTCTCGGGCATCTCGTCGACCCGACGCGAGTAGAGACTGTAGATCGCAATGTCCACGGAGAGCCCAGTGACCCGGGGCGGCACGGGGTAGAGCGGCAGGGTGTAGCGCCCCTGGCAGTAGCTGTCGATCACCCCGTCGGCCTCGGTGATGGCCCACGTGATGACATCCGTATCGACCGCGCCCGCGCCGGCATCGTCGGTGAGCTGGACGAGGACGGCCTCCTCCACCTGCTTTTTGATGTCGTCGAGCGTCGAGTACATGGTTATTTCCCGCCCTTCTTCTTCGCGTTGCCTTCCGCTTTTCCCTCCAGGCCCTTCTCCTCGCCCCCTGCAGCCTTCTCCACCTGCAGCATGGGCTCGGACTCGAGGGTCTTCAACTCCTCGGGGCTGAAGCGGCCGTCGGGATACTCGACCCACTCGGCCGGGTGAGCGATCCCGCAGCGCCGGAAGCCGTCCTTTTCGCTCTTGATTCGGATCATGTCCTCGGTCTCCTTTCCGTAAGAGGGGTTCCCCTCCCCCGCGAGGGGTGCGGGAGAGGGGATGTCAGTGGGCGCTTACGCCAGCCAGGGCACCACGACGAGTTTCGCCGTGTTGAACCAGACGTTGCTGGCGCCGGCGGCGTTGAACTGCGCCTCGACGATGGCGCGCCCCGCGCTCTCGAGCGTCGGGCCGACGACGAGGTGCGTGGGCATGATCCCCAGCGGCGGGGCATCGGCGGCATTTCCAACATCGCGCTTGAAGGCCATCATGGCGGCCCTTGCCGCGGCGTAGTTGGTGGCGTCCAGGGTCTGTTTGGAGCCGTAGGCGAGCTGCCAGAGGCCGAAGCCCACGTTCTTTCGATCGTCCACGCCGTAGCGGAACTTCTTGCGCATGAAGACGTTTTCGTCGTCGGGCCGGTCCATCGCCACGAACTCCGGTCTCTTGCGGATCTGCAGCACGATCGGCTTGATCGGCCGCGAGAGATCCATGAGGAACCACGGATCGCCCGAGCCGCCGCCGTCGTTGGATACCGAGGCGCCGTTGACGGGGTGATCGCCGTCGAAGAAGTACTGCCCGTCGAAACAAAGTGTGTCGAAGCCGGCCTTCAGCAGGGCGAAGACCAGGATGTCGGGATGGACCTTCGCCGCCTGCGCGAGCCCTTGGATCATGGGCGTGTAGACGCCGATCTGGTCGTCGTCGATGTCGTTTCGGTCCACCTCGATGGTGCTCTCGAAATCCTTGTTCGTGATTTCGTACTTGAAGGCCGAAAGGTCCTTGATGACGCGATCGCCCACCCACTCGCGCATCATGGGAAATTCGCCCAGCCACTTGTAGTCAACGCTTCGGCCCGTGGAGGGCGTCTGCATGGCCACCAGCGGCCACATGCTGGGTGCGCCGTCGAAGGCCTGGTTGAAGATGGTGGAAAAGCTCTTGTAGATCCCTTCAAGGGTTGCCTGATTGACAATCATGGATTTACCTCCTCTCGATCGTCCTTAGGAACGTTTTAGGTGTTTCGTTTACTCGCCGTCGTCGACCTGGGCGGTGAGCATGATATCGCAATTGGCCCCGGCGCCGGCGGAGGTCTCGTTGGCCTTGACGACGAAGTCCGTATCGGCCGCAATCGCGATGGAAAGGTTCTCTGCCTCGCCGACCACGTTGGTCTCCGCGATGGAAACCAGCGCCGTGTCGTTGAGCTTGAGCGCCAGGGTCTTGCCGGAGCCCGGGGCGGTGCCCAGCATTACGTAGGCCCGCTTTACGATCACGGGAACGGGCAGCTCCAGGGCGGGCAGAGCGATGGCATGATCCGCGCCGTCCTTGGTCCAGCCCGTGAATCGCGGCAGCGTGATCGTGATGGTCTTCGCGAGCTTCTGCAGGGCGGCCTCCACCTGGTTTTCAGCCGCCGCGAAGTGGTTCCCCGCGTCGGTAATGGAGATGGCCGAGGCGGCGTGGGCGGCGCTCGGATCGGCGATGTGGCTTGCCACGTCGGCCTGCCGGATGGCGGGCTCGATGTCGACCCAGGCGTGGGTGGCATCGATGTAGGCGGCGATGATGCCGCAGAAGATCTTGTAGGTGACGTTTGCCACCAGGTCCACCGTCTGGTCGTCGACGATGAAGACGTTGTCGCCCACGTTGGCCTGGCTGATGGCGGTAGCGAAGAGCATCTTGAAGAGCCCCCGGCGCCGCACGGTGACGTTTTTCGCACCGTCGAGACCCGCCGAGTTGTCCACGTATTCGCGGGAGATGCCGGCGAAGACGAGATTCGCCGCGTCACTGCCCGGAACGGCGTAGCCGTCGGCGTTGAAGCAGGTCAGCGCCCCGGCGTAGATCTTGTCCCCGTCGTCGACGGGGATGGAGAGATCCACGCCCTCGGTGTATTCGGTCTTTTTGTCTGCAGATAATTGAGTCATGAAAGTGCCTCCTTTTCTCTGACGATATGGTCAAAAAGCCCCGTTCGCCTGCGTTTCGAGCGCCTCAGGGCCGGGGGTTGTATTTCTTGAACGTCTCCTCGTCGATGCCCATCATCTTGTTGATGGTGAGCTGGACCTCGTCGATCGTGCCGGCTCGGTCTCTCGTAGGCGGGATCCCGCCCACGGGGATCACGCTGCCGGCGGGCCTGGAAAGCACGATGAGCCTGAATTGATCGGGCGATTTCAGGGCGAGCTCCCGGCCCCACTTGTCGAGCTCCTCGGGGCTCGTCTTGCCCTCCTTGAGGGCGAGCTGGACGAGGTCCTGCTGCTCCATCTCGGAGATCTTCGTCTTGAGCCTCGCCACTTCCTGGGAAAGCTCCACGGCAACGACGGCGGGGGTTTTCATGCCGGCCACGATCCGGAGCACCTCGTCCTTTCCCGCGTCCGCCTTCGCCCCGAGGGCCTCGAGGACTTCCTTGCAGGCCACGACGGCCTGCTTCTGTTCCAGTTCCCTGCACTTCATCACCAGCAGCTCCACGGCCTCGGAGACCTTCTCCTCGGCGGCGTCCGCAGCCAGCTCCAATAGTCTCCTTAATTTCTCGATCATATGCTTTGCCTCCTTTCTCGTTTGTCCGATGCTGAATTTTTCCTTGAATCTATTTAGTCGCTCCTCGATGATGGAGCGTTCCTCGGGTGTGTATTGTTCCTGGTTCTTCTCCTGCCCCCAGTAGGACGCGGCGGCCCGCGTCTGCCCGGCGTCGGGGCAGGGGTAGCGGTAGTTGACGGGGTCCAGGAACTGGTCGTCCGGCACCGCCTCCCACTCGCCGGGTTTGGTGACGTGGCCGCCCTCCTTGACGGCGATACCGTACTTCTTCGAGCGCGCCTCCTGCTCCTTCCTCGCCTCGTCGAGGCCCATCTTGGCCATGATCGGCCGGAGGTTGTTGACCTTCGGGTAGTTCGTGAGGGCCACGTTCTCGATCCTCACGATCATGCGGTCCGAGGCGTTCACCCACATGACCGGCGAGAAGTAACGGTACTCGCGGTTGGCGAGATACTCCTTTGCCTTCTGCGTCCACTCGACGAACGCCCAGAGGCCCTCCTTGCCGCGATAGACGAGCCGCTTGATCCAGCCCGCCGCCGGGGCCACGCCGTCCGTCAGCGTCTGGTGCTCGTAGTCGATGACCATGTCGTTTCCGCGCCGCTGGAATTCCGCGACGACGGCTTGAGCCGCCGCGTCGTCAAGCTTGGCGGGACGGTCGCCCTCGATGTCTATCTCGCCGAAGGGCAGGAGCTGGAACTCCTCCGGAACACCTGCCGAGAGTTCCTTCGTCGCCACGAGAATCTTCTTCTCCATACGGTCACCTCTTTCCCTGGGCGAGGATGTTGTCCATGACGATGGCGGCGATCTCGTCCCGGTCGGCCTTCGAGAACCCGAGATAGGGCCGCGCGGGGATCGTCGCCCTGTGGCTCCTGCCCGCCTTGCCGCCGAGTTGGTGAATGCGCCCGTAGGGCCTGTTCGTGCCGATCGCGACGGCGTTTGTACCCATGAGCCTGTAGCGGATCGTCCCGCGAAGCATCCCCGACTCGGTGAGGATCTTCGGGTGCTTCTTCCTCCTGCGGGTCGAAGGCTTGAGAGGCGCCCACTTCCTGCCGCCGGGGTCCTGCTGCCTCTCGAAGCGGCCTTCGGTCGCGATGAGCGTGTGCTCCCCGATAGCCTTGAGCGCCGGGACCATGTTCTTGAGCCTTCCCTCGACGCCCGTGACGTAGGCCTTCGTCCCGACGTCGTCCACCTTTACGGATATCTTCATGGCCGCTCCCCCAGGGCCGCCTCGCCCACGTTGTAGTCCCAGCCCCTGTCGATCCCCACGGGTGCGCCCGTCTTCGGATCGATGGGAGAATCCGGCGCCTCGTCGGGCCCGGACTTTCCCATGCGCTTGAGGTCCCTGGGTCCCACGGAAAATACCCGGCACTTGCAGCCCCAGCCGTTCGGCGGATAATGCGTCTTCCACCAGGGATCGTCCGCCGGAAGCACGAGCCCGTCCCAGGCGAGGTGCAGGGGCCTCGGAACTCTGCTATCGCCGTGCCTGTACATGAGATAGGGCCTCTGCGCGAGGACCTCCGGGTCCGTCATCTGCTTCCACCTTCCCGCCATGTAGGCCGTCCGGATATTGGTCGAGTAGATGAGCTCCGATCGCCAGTTGCGGCTTCCGTGATAGCTCCAGCCGTAGCGCTTCACGATCGAGTCGAAATCCTTCCGGAACGCCTCCAGGGTGACGCCTTTGTCGATCGCCCTGTCCACCGCTTCGCGGAAGTCTGCGAGGAGATCGTCCCGGGCGGCCCCGGCCACCATGAAGCCCTTCGCGTGCTCCTCCTTCCACAGGTCGTCCCATTTGAGCGTCGGCACGTTGAGCTTGCGACGGAAGAACTCGACGGCCTCGTCGAAGGGCAGATCGAAAACCGCCGTATCAATTTCCATCGATCACCTCCGCGCGCCCCGCGAGATGCGCGAGAGCCGTCGCCCGGGCGATCAGAACACCCAGATCCTCCGGGTCCATGTCGGCATAGAGTTTCATGATGCCATCGCGGATCTCCTCCAGGCTCGTCGCTCTTGCAATGAGCGCGGCCACGGGGGCCATCAGGCCGTCGGCAACCGCCGCGGCGTCCCTGGCCGTCTTATCGGCAAGCCGGTCGGCCAGGTCCGGCCCGGAAGCGCTTTTCCCGATCGGGCCTGCCACCACCTGTCCGCCAGGGAGATCGCCGCCCTTGGCGGCCTTTCCGCGCGAAGCGGGGTTATTTTTAAGCGCGAAGGGACCCGACTGTTGCGCCGGCGCGAGGATCTCTTCGCCTTCCTCCGGCAGGGGCACCTTGAAGCGCTCCGAGACGTGCCTGGAGGCGAGCGGGAATCCGAGATTGCTTAGGTTCACGTAGACTTTCGAGAGTTTCTCCAGATCCTCCGGTGGCTCGTACTGCAGCGAAAACCACGGAAGGGGCCTGTCCCAGCCGAAGTTGTAGCCCACCAGGGGCCGCACGACCTGGAAGCGGATCGTCTTGGCAAGGCTCTCGGCGTCCGCCTTGATGAGATCATGGCGAACTTTATCCTGGGCATCCTCGTTCCCGAGCCTGCCCGGCGTGCCCTCCGTCGTGGCCGTCTGGCCGAGGATCGCCTTGGAGACCTGCTTGTCGCAGAACTCCGCCAGGACGTCGTAGATGATCTGTGTGCCGCCCTTCTGGACGGCCTCGACGAACTCGATCTCGGTGTTCTTCGAGATGATCCCCGCCGCGTCCGATCCCAGGGAGCGGATGGCGGCCACCAGGGCGTCCTTGTCCTCCCTGCTCGCCCCCGGGTCGTATTTTCCGAGACGGAGCGGCATGCCGAAGACCTCGGCGAAGGCCACCCAGTCTTTGAGGGCGTAATTCTTGAAGAGGTACATCCAGGCGCAGACCCGAAGCACCCCCGCCCGCGTATCGTAGCCCGATCTCGCCTTGTAGCGGTGATAGACGAGCTTGAAGGGCGGCATCGTCTCTCCGTAGATCGGCTCGGCCTCGGTGATGATCTTCGGGACCTCGACGGACTTGGCCCACATGTTCCCGCCGCGGTCGTAGAAGACGGCCTTCTTGGCGTGGATCCACGAGAGACCTCCGATGACGGCTTTACCGCCGTCCGTGGACCACAGGACCTCGCAGAGCGAATAGCCCTTGCCGATCGCGTCCAGGAGGTCCAGGACGGCGTCGTCGAAGTGCGCCAGGTTGAAAATGCAATCGGCGACAAAATCGGCGATCTTCCTGTCCTCGGCGGACTCCGAGAAGGGCTGGATGTCGTAGTCCAGGCCGTGCACGGCGTTCTTCCGGGTCTGTATCTCGGAGAAGAGATGCGTGTCCTTCTCCTCCATCTCCTCGAAGAGCTCGGCCTGGCGGTAGATGTCGCCGCCGTCGGCCTCTTTGAAGATCCTGGCAAGCTTCTGAGGCGTGAGTCCCGAGCTTGGATAGGACGACCAGCGGTCACGGATCGTCGTGACGGCGATCTCCCGCGTCTCCGGTCTCTTCCTCACCTCGATCTCCCGCCCGAACTGGTCCAGCAGCTTCGCCATCAGAAGGCCCCCGCCTGCGCCGCGAACCGGCGCGTCTGAACGCTTTCGTATTCCACAGGGCCTGCCGCCAGCTCGTTCGTGGCAAACCAGGCGAGCGCCCCCGCGATGGCGGCGTCCCCGTGCCGCTGCTTCCTGTCCGTCCCCTTCGACTTGACCTCCGGCAGCCTCGCGACGCCCCGGATCACCTTCACGGCCC